TTCTACTCCTTTCGTGGTTGCATATCTATTCTTGTCGGATTTATATAAACTCTGTCTTGTTTGTTTCCATCTTTCATTCTTAAACTCATCTGGTTTATTAGAAGTCTTTTGTGGAAATGTTTTTGGATGTTGTGGATTCATTTTGTTACTTGTCCTGGCCATTGACCTCTAGGTAAAAATGTATGTGTTACTATGGCATCCTTTTCTGACTTTGACTTAACAATATATGATTCTATAAAATCATAATCATTTTCTTGTGCCCAAATAACTCTTTTATTTCCTGTATGCACACCATAACCTTCAACAAAATCACCTTCTAGATTATGTCGTGGCCATCTTTTAGACTTCATAGGTTCCCAATAATCATTTAAGTGTACTACTATTACAGGCCACATCATACCTACTGATTCAATACTCTCAGTAAATGGTTTCATCTTCTTTGCAATCCAGTTTCTAGGTGCTGTAATAATTAATTCTTTTAGAGGAAAGTTTACTACTTCACAGTCAGTAAGATTCACTGGAACATAATTATTTGCCTTTAATACTTTCATAACCATATCTCGCAATGTAGTAAGCATCCACAATATCTGTTACAGGATTAGATAGTGTTTGCATATCCATCATTTTCATTAAATCAGTTTTTGTATCTTTACAAAATTGTTCATACATCAATTCTTTATTTGCATTACCTTTATCTGTTGCAAATTTCTTAACAATACTAGGTGCTACTGTATCATACTTTAATTTTTTTGAAAGTAAAACATGTTTTAATATACCACAGTTTTCTGCAATTTGAAATATTGCCTGACCTTTACTGCCGTAAGAATATCCTTCTATGTGTACAGTTTGTTGACCATCAAATAAATTCATATCACCATAACTTCTTATAGTTTGCAATGACCACTTAGCAAGATTATTAAATCTTTGTATAGGGTCAGTCCATTCTTTATATTGACTACCTATTATATTTTTACCAAAATTGCCAATATATTTTTTCTTAGATGATACATAATAAAATTTACAGTTTTCAAATGATAAGTCGCCAGTTGCAATACAAATTGCTGGAGAATTTAAACTGTAATCAATCCCAATTGCTTGTATTTTCTTCATCTAAAAAGGCCTCATCTTCTAATTCATGTCCACAGAATGGACAAGTTAAAGGTGCTGATGGATGTTCTGCATCCCACCTTACTTCATACGGCGTATCACAGTTCGTACATTCTATATTCAAGTATTGATATTGTATCATTATAATTTAAATTCCTTAAATTGGTCTTTTTCTACATCTTGTTTAATACCACCTATAACATAACTTTCAATTTCTGTTTCTTGTGGTGCATTTTGTAAACCTTTTGAATTTAACCAATGTTGTACCCATGGTAATGGATTTGTTTTTTGGTCATACTTAGGTTCTAAACCTATAGTTCTCATTCTTCTGTTTGCCATGTGTTCTACAAATCTATGTAAAAGTTTTTCAGACAATCCTATCATAGAACCTTTTGTCAATAAGTATGTTGCCCAATCTTTTTCTTCTTGAACAGCCTCATCATACATATCATAAACTTGTTGTTCAGTATCTTTGATTACTTGTAACATAACTTTATCTTGTTCATGTTCACGATAGTTATTAATTATTTTTTGAGATATTGCTAGATGTTGTGATTCATCTCTTGCGATAAGAGATATAATCTTAGCAGAACCTTCTAATTGTTTTAGTTCACCAAATGCAAAACTACATGCGAATGATACATAAAATCTTAAACCTTCTAAAATGTTTACTGTGCATAATGCAAGCCATAATCTTTTTTTAAGTTCATATTCATTTACATCATGACCCATTATTTTTTTGTAACCTATTTCAATCAAATCATCATATGCCTTTGTTACTGATTTTGCTCTTTGTCCTATCTTTTCATCATCAATGATAGTATCAAATACTTCATTAGGATTTGGATATAAGTTCTTTATAATATAAGTGTATGACCTAGAGTGAATTGTTTCCATAAAATCCCATGTTATTAAACAAGATTCTAATTCAGGTAAACTACAGAAAGGTAAAAATGCAAGTGCTGGTCCACGACCTTGTACACTATCTAACATTGTTTGATATTTTAGATTAGATGTAAATATAAATTTGTGTTCTTCTCTTAGATTCTGATAATCATTTCTATCTTTTTGTAAAGATATTTCTTCAGGTCTCCAAAAGAAACCTAATTGTTGTTGTGTTAGTTTGTCAAATATAGGATACTTAAATGTATCGTATCTTTGTAATGCCAAATCTTTACCAAAAAACATTGGTTGTTTTGTAAAGTCTAATCCTTTTTCTTTGTTAAAAACACTTTTCATATTGTGCATGATTCACACTCCTCTTCTTCTGTTAGTTCTTCTTCCTTATATGTCGAATCATCTTCTAGTACATCAGGTTTATCATCTTCATCTATCTTACCATCATATGTGTTTTGATAGTAAGATGTTTTCCATCCTAGTTTATAAGTCGTAAGAAGGTCTTGTGCCATTACTGATAATGGTACTTGATTCTCCTCGTAGTCTTCTGGATTGTACGACCAGTTGCCTGATATTGCCTGGTCAAAGTACTTCTGCATTACTGCAACGATATTTATATATCCGGTGTTCCCACCCATACTCCATAGTAAAGTGTATTTACTTTTCAATGATAAGTATTGAGGTACTACTTGTTTAAGTGGTCCTTGTTTTGATTTCTTGACTGATAAGAAATCTCTAGGTGGTTCAATGCCGTTTGTAGCATTAGAAACCACACTAGATGATTCTGATGGCATTTGAGCTGATAGAGTGCTATGTCGGAGACCATGCTCAGTTATTTCTTTCCTAAGTGATTCCCAATCTAGAGTTAGTTTGCGATTTACAATCTCATCCACCTCTTTCTTGTAAGTATCAATAGGTAAGACGCCATCAGAATACTTTGTTCTATGAAAGTATTCACATTTACCTTTTTCTTTTGCAAGGTTATTACTTGCCTTCAATAGATAATATTGAAAGTGTTCTGTTAATTCATCTACAGCATCCCATGCCCCTTGTTCGTTATATTTGTATCCTAATTTTGCAAGATAATGTGCTAAACCAATGTACCCTATACCTAGACTACGGCGTGCCTTTGTACTGATTTCTGCAGCTTTCACAGGATATCTTTGATGTTCTATAATCTCATCTAAAGCTCGCACTGACAAGTCGCATAGAGTCTCTAAGTCATCAAAATAGACTAGTTTACCTATATTGATAGCACTTAGTATGCATAGAGCAATTTCACCCTCACCATCAATGTGTTCTAGTGGTTCAGTGGGCAGTGTAATCTCTTGACATAAGTTTGACATTCTAATCAAATCTTTAAATGATGAGTGAGTATTACAATGGTCAATATTCATAATATAGATACGACCGGTTTCTGCCCTTTCTTTTAATACAGACATAAACAAATCTTGTGCATTTACTTTCTCTTTATATACTGAAGTTTTTCTTTCTGCAGCCACATATAATTCATCAAATTTATCTGTACCCCAATTTTCATATAGTTCAGGCACTTCGTGTGGTGAGAATAATGTTATGTCTTCATTCTTAATAAATCTTTCATAGAATAGTTTTGATAATTGTATTGAGTAATCTAGTTTTCTAACTCTGTTATCATCACTACCTTTATTGTTTTTTAATACTAATATATCTTGTATCTCTTGGTGCCATATTGGGAAATGTACTGTTGCACTACCACCTCTTACACCATTTTGTGTACAACACTTTACAGTCGCTTCCCATTTCTTTAAGAAAGGAATAACACCGGTATGTTGTACTTCACCACCTCTAATTCTAGAATTGATACCTCTGATACGGCCTGCATTAATACCTATACCTGCTCTTTGAGCAACATATCTTCCTATCGCCATGTCGGAAGTAAAAATTGATTCTAATGTATCAGCACTATCTACCAATACACAAGAAGCATATTGTCTAAGTGGTGTTCTAACACCTGCCATAACTGGTGTTGGTATATTGATTAAGTGTTTACTGATTGCACGATAATACTTTTTGACATATGTAAGTCTTGTATCTTTAGGATAATTAGAAAATACAGTAGCTGCAATTAACATATACATAAACTGTGGTGTCTCGTAAATATCACCTGTACTTCTATCTTGTACTAAGTATTTGTCAATGACTTGTCTTAGACCTGCATATGTAAATTCATAATCTCTTTCATGCACAATCCATTGTTCCATTCTATCCCAATCTCTTTTATCATACCACTTTAATAAATCTTTATCATAGACACCTAACTTAACACCTTTTTGTACCTGTTCAAATATGTGTGGATGGTCCCATAATCTTCTGTTGATAGATTTTCTTAGACCAAATAATAATAGTCTTGCAGCCACATATTGATAGTTTGGTTTTTCTAATGATATTAAATTAGCTGCTGACTTGATTAATATTTGTTGGATGTCTTGTGTTGATATACCATCGTGAAATTGTAGACCACTATTCATTTCTACTTCTGAAGCCGATACTCCGGTTATATCTTCACAAGCATATTCTACCATCTCATGTATCTTTTCTATATCAAGAGGAACTTTACCACGCCCATTTCTCTTAATTACATATATATTATGTTCACTCATATTAGCACTCTCTTATAAAAATCAAGTTTAGCCGTTGCAGCCAAACCGTTAAATGTATTGTTGATGATGATATCAGATATCTGCTCAGAAGTCAAGTCTGAGAGAATCATATCATTAATATCTTTTTCTTTTAAATCATCTGGCCAAATCACTATACTATAACCTTTGTTGATTACACTATACATTTGTTTGATGATTTCCCGATTTCTCGGTTCGTTATCATATATATAAGTTATTTGCTCTTCAGGTAGAGATTTTTTTATATTTTTTAAATCTGCACCAGCAGCTGCCAAACAATTGTCTAGAAATAGACTGTCTATAGGACCTTCTACTATCTTTATTGGTGTTAAAAAGTTTACTCTTTCAAGACCATAGATTTTTTGTTTATTCTCATCTAACTTAATAGTGATATATTTAGGTTGTTCTTTACCAAAAGCACGACCTTGAAATGCAAATAGTTTACCTGATTCATCATAGAAAGGTATTATCAATCTAGGGTAATCTTTATCAGTATTTTTAAATGTACCTCGTTTAACTTTATTGACTAGTGCCATAAAGTTATCATTGAAAAATAGTAAATCGAATTTACTTTCAGGTATTTTTCTATCATGTACATACTTTCTAGCAGGGTGATTTTCATCTAAATCTGAAATCTTTGTTCCCAAATCAATTTCATCAAATTGTACTTTTTCAAATTTAGGTTTAAAATCTACTTCTTCTTTTTTAGCAGGTTTCTTAAATTTTTCTAGACAATATTCTGAGTATAATTTTTGGTCTTTATCTTTAATAAAGTTAGCCATGTTTGTGCCATGACCACAATTATGACATTTGTAAAACATGTCATTTTTGACTGCATACAAATATCCTCTTGCCTTAGTTTTATCTTTGGTAGAATCACCACAATAAGGACACCTGAAGTTAAACAGATTGTTTCCTCGTTGTTTAAATTGTTCTAACCTGGTAGATAGAATATTGATATATTTTAAATCTATATAATTTGACATAACATGTGTTAGTATACAGGAGTATACCCATTATGTCAAGTCTGGTTGATAATTATATTAGAACCAACCTGCTGATTGAATGATTTTTGGCATGTTTTTTGCCACTATGAATCCTATAGCAAGAGCCCCACCTATAATCAACCATCTCCACTTTTCAAGAACGGAAACTCTTCCGTCAAAACAAGATTTTAATGACTTTATTTCTACTAATAGTTTTTTTTCTACCTGTGAAATATCTCTTTGTAAATCTCTATATACAATATCTAACTCCTCACCTCTTTCTCTTACTTTTGAAAATAAGATTTCTTCAGTTTTTTCTGTTTGAGTCAGTTTTTGTTCATGGACAGCCAACATCTGTTTAATTGATGTTGATACATCTGTTAATTTATCTATTGCAGTATCTAATCTAGAATGAAACATACTAGCGTTAGCTATATCTTTCTTCATTCCTTCTACTTCTACTGCCAATCGTTGTATAGTATTATCTTCTGCCATATCTTTATTTATAATGGAATAGCAATTGTGTTTTTATCTCGTAACGCTTAATTAGCGTTTAGTATTATGTTTTGCTGTTCATTTCTATTTATTGTTTATAAGAAGTCTAGGACTGCACTAGGGGGTAGCACAGCCCTATCTAACATCTATTAAAATCTACTTTCTGATATACTTAGTTTTTTAATAGCACGCCTGTGTCTATGTTCTTTTTGTAAGCGTGTTTTCATCCAGTCTAAATTTTCCAAATACATTTTTTGTAGTTTAAAAGGTATAACCCTTTTAATAGTTTTTTTTAATTTACTCTCTTGTGTTAGTGTCAAATTTATCCTCCGTTAATAGTTTAATTGTTTTCCTTATTATGTACCATACTATAACTTTTCTGATTCATTGGATTTATCTGGACCACCTCCTCTTTCAATGAGTCAGTTTATTCAAATTAAATTTTCACTACTTCGGCGTATATATTGTTATCAGTTCCTCCTTTCCTTTTACTTTGATTTTATCTATTTCTACTGATTCTATATTCTTTAGTTTCTCCATTGTGTATGAAGAATATAGAGTAGAAAGTATGTCCCCATTTTCATCTTTATAATTCCTTGTAGCAGATTCTAAACGAGCTGCGAGATTAACAGCATCCCCAATTACTGAATAATCAAATCTTGTATCACTGCCCATATTACCTACTATACATGTTCCTGTATTGACACCAGAACCTATGTTGATATCTGGTAATCCTCTTTCTTTAAAATCTTGTTTTAATCTTTTTGTTTCTTCAGCACATTCAACAGCAGTTTTAACTGCCATCTCAGCGTGGTCTTCACAATCTAGTGGTGCATTCCAAAATGCCATGATACAATCGCCCATGTACTTATCAACTGTACCACCATTTTCTAGTACAATTTTTGTCATGCGATTGAGATAGTCATTGATAACTTCAACTAATCCTTCCGGGTCATCTTTGTTTTTGTAGTGTTCTGATATTGGTGTAAATCCTACTATGTCCATAAATAAGAAACTCATTTCTTTTCTATCACCACCTAATTTTAATTTACTGGGGTCTTTTTGTAATTCTGCAACTTGTCTTGGGTCTAGATATGTTTCAAATTGTTTTCTTATTTGTTGTTTTAATCTAAACTCTAAGATAAATCTATTGAATATACTATGCATACCCACAATAGTAATTACAATTATTATCCAACTTACATCTGATAATATTAAGTATTTATCAAATACGAATTTTGAACCAAAAACACTTGCAATATATAAGAATACTAGACTTGAACCTACAAACCAGTAGGGTGTAAATCTTGATATTAGTATAACAGTAAGTCCTAATATAACAGATAAAACTAATTCTAAAAATGAACTTATATCATATCTATTTATTTGTTTACCATCTATCATAGTTTGCAATGTAGAAGCAGATAACATGTAATCATATTTTTCACCTACTGGTGTTGCAATGATACTAGTTAGACCTTCTGCTGTTGTTCCTATGATTACAGTACGACCATTAAATTTAGAAAAATCATTTGATGAAGCTGATATTGTTTCAAAAGTTTTATTCCATCTCAACCATATTCTTGCATTTGGGTCGGTACTTATAATAGGAAAACCTGGAACTCTTACTGCTTGAACACCACCTTCTCCTGCCTTAACTTGATAACTAGGATTGCCTGTTGCAACTCTAATAACTTCTAAAGCGATTGTAGGATATGTTTCATCACCTATTCTCATTATCAATGGTATTCTTCTTACGACACCATCTATTTCTGGTGCTGTGTTTATAACACCTACACCATTTGCATTTTGACCTAGTTTTGATATTGGTCCTAACATACCTTCCCATTCAAAAAGATATGGTAATGGGTTGCCTATTTTTGCAACTCCTCTTGGTACTGAATTTTTATTTACTTGTGATGTTCCTACTTGTGCAATAACAACCCCATTATCAATAAGTGTTTGTGCAAGAATATCATCACCACCCATTCTATCTTCTTCTGAGAATAGTATAGGTATCATAATGACACCAGCACCTGATTGTCTTAAATCTGTTATGACTTGTGCAAGTACATCTCTTTTCCAAGG